TCCGCGTAGGTATCGCCGCGCCGCTCGACCAGACCAAGGGGACCGCCCTGATCATTCACGTTGTCGCGCATCTCGTCGTACTCATCGACCAGCGCGAGAACGGCGGGATCAGATTTCAATGCGCTGGATGACCCGGAGTGCGCGAGCCTGAACGGCACGCCGCCGACCATCTTTCGGGTCTTGGTCATCCGCTTGCCGTGGATAACCTTCTCCATCAGCGTCGGCGCTTCATCAAGCAGCGCCATCACGCGAGGCTCAAACTGCTCGCTGAGGAATTGCTTGTTGGGTCCGACATACATGATCGGTCCCGGTCGCTGGTCGAGCCGCTGACCGGCAACGTCGAGCATCAACTCGGTCTTGCCGGTCTGCGCGCCGAACACCAGAACGACCCGCTTGTACTTTCCTGAGGCGATCATTCGCCCCGGCTCGATAATGTACGGCGTCAGGTACGGGTCACGCGGACCCGGCACTCCCGATGTCTGCGGATGCGTTCTGTTCGCCTGCGCCCACTGATCCGGCTCCATCGGTTTGGACGGGCGGATTAGAAGCTCGACGCGCTCCCATAGCTTTCGTTCTCTCGGCGGCAAGATCAGCGATGTGGTCGAGGATGTCATGCAAAGCCGTTTCTATCGTTCGTCGGAATTGTAGATCACGGGTGACCCGCGCGGGCAAACCGGAAATCTCCAATCGAAACAATGCGACGAGTGCTTCGACGGTCGCGAGCGCCTCTTCCAACTCGATCAACCGACCTTCGCGCTGAGCGTTCTTCAACTCCACTTCGCGTGAGCGCGCGTCGGTGATGCGAGTATGCGCGGCGGTTTTATTCGCGCGTCGGTCTTCGTCATCTCGAAAACGAATATAGCCTTGGACCACGTCGAGCAATCGGTAGCGCTTATCGTTCGCGGGACCTGACGCGGTGATCCAACCCTGCTTCGTCAACTGCCTGACCCGCTCCCCGCCTTTCATTATGAGGCGCGCCGCCTGCTCAGTGTTCAGCAGGGGTCCGCGCGGGTGATTGGCGTCTGACGCCAGCCCCGGCTCAGCGGGGCTCCCTGTAAGTGTTTGATCTTCGGGCATAATTTAGCCTCCAAACTTTCTGCTTTATTTCGCCAAGTAGGACTTCACATTCCGATTAGAAAGGCCCATATGTGGGCTTCGTTAATGAGTTGCCTTCACCGCCCCCGGCAAGGGGGGCACCGACCCGGAGCCTACCATGACCGCCCTGACCGCCCCGACCGCTGACCGCCTGAACGCCCTGACCCTCGGGCTGGAGTTCGAATGCTACCTTCCCACCGGCACCTCCATGAGCCAAGGGGCTGCTGCCGTCAGCAGCCGCCTCGGCGCGCCCTGCCCGGTCATTCCCTACGGTCAGGCTCACCAGACCCTGACGACTTGGAAGGTCACCACGGACGGCTCGCTGGGCGACTACGCTCGCGGCGCGGAGTTCGTCAGCCCGATCATTTCGGGCGAGAACGGTGACCGCCAAATCAAGACGGTCTGTAACGCCCTCACCGACCTCGGCGCAACGGTCAGCAAGGATTGCGGCTTGCACGTCCATGTCGGAGCCGCCGGTCAGCCGCTCGACTTCTTCAAGAACCTCGTCAGGATTTACCAAGCCTACGAGGGCGTCATCGACGGCATGATGCCGGTCAGCCGCCGCCGGTCAACGAACGTTTTCTGCCGCAGCCTCGCCTCGGTCAGCGCAGCCGCCATCAACAACGCTCACAGCGTCAGCGCGCTCGCTGAGGCGATCAGGCTGGCGAGCCGCGCGGGTGAGCAGCGCTATCACAAGCTGAACCTCGCCGCCTTCAACCGTCACCGCACGGTGGAGTTCAGGCAGCACTCGGGTACGACCGACGCGACCAAGACCGCAATGTGGGTGAGCATCTGCCGCAAGATGGTTTTGGCCGCTCAGCGCACCGACCTGAACTTCGGTCAGGCGGTCAGCAGCCAGCCGATGAACCGCGCCCGCCGGGGCACCAAGGCTCACCGCATCGGTGAGATGCTCCTGCGCGCTGAGGGCGTGACTGGCCGCGAGATTTGCGCCGAGATGAACTGGCCTTCGGTCAGCGTCCCCGCTCAGGCACGCTCGGCTGGCCTGACGGTCGTCAGCCAGCGCACGGGTCGCGAGGTTCGCTACTTCGCCGCCCGCGCTGAGGCGCAGACGCCCAGCACGCTGGTGATCAGCATCGACGGCTTCGCTGACCTCCTGAGCCTCACCGACGCGGAGCGCGCCTACGTCACGGAGCGCACCGCGAACCTGAGCAACAACGCCATCGCATGGGCTGCCTAACAGCAGCCCCCACCACCCTGACAAGGACCATGACCATGACCCTCTACTTCGCCTACGGATCAAACCTGAACCTGAGCCAGATGGCTCGCCGCTGCCCCGCCGCGAAAGTGGTCGGCGCGATGAAGCTGGACGACTGGAAGCTGGTCTTCCGGGGCGTGGCTGACATCATCCCTTCGCCCGGTGACGGAGTGCAGGGCGCGGTATGGAAGCTGACCCCGGAGTGCGAAGCCGCGCTCGACCATTACGAAGGCATCGACGGCGGAATGTATCGCAAGGAGTACATCGCGATTGCGCCCTTCGACTTCGACGGCGTGACCCATGAGGACCTTCTGATTTACGTCATGAACTCGACCGGCATCATGCCGCCCAGCGCGAACTACTACGCGGTGATCAAGGACGGCTACCGCGACTTCAAACTCCCGCAGGCAACGCTGACCGCCGCGCTCGAAGCGAGCCATGAGAACAACGCGCCCTCGCATGTCGAGCGGCAACGGCTGCGCCGCAACGGTCGCCCCGCCTTCGCGCCGCGCCCCAGCGAGGTTCGCAAGCAGCCGACGAAGCAGAAGCTCAGCGATCAGCGCCGCGCCGCTCAGGCAGCCGACGAAGCATCGCGCAAACTAAAACGGTCGCAGGCTGACCTCTTCCGCCGCGCGATGGTTACCTACGGAGATTGATGTGAAGCAGGACTTCCCCTTCGAGAAGTTCTCGCCCATGTCATAGCGACCGGGTTGACCGCCCCCGGAAACAGAGCGGTCACAACGTCCGAGAAAGGACACCACGATGTCTATCAACTTGATCCACCTGACGAAGCTCCTCACCCGCGCCTACCGTGAGGACGAGGGCGATGCCCAGCCGACCAGCCCGGTCAGTATCAACCCGGCAGCCATCCGCAACTTCTATCCCCGCAACGACCGCAAGCCGGGGACGCGGATCACCTTCACGGACGGGGGCGGCTACGTCGTCACCGAGAGCTACGCTGACGTGAAGCGCTACATCGAGACGGGCGAAGCGCCCGCGCCGCGCGAGCCGATTGCGCTCGTCACCGACGCGAGCGTCGAGACGGTCAACTAAGACCTGAGCAACGCCCCCGGCAATCCCGCCGGGGGCACCTCACCTCACAGGAGCCAGCCATGAAGAACCAACCCAAGACGAAGCAGCCCGCGCAGACCATCTCGCCTGACGTTATCAAGATGTGGCGTGAGCGGATGGGCTACGAGCCTCAGGATGCCATCGACGCACTCGGCGTCAGCGCGAGCGAACTACTCGACTGGGAGCAGGGTCACCGACCCATCCCGAAGCACATCGCACTCGCGATGGCAGCGCTCGCGATGGACCTTTCGCCCTTCGGTCACCAGCCGAAGTAGATCAGGGAGTTGACCATGACCACGCGAGAAGTACTTCCGCCGCCGCCGACCTCAGCCGACGCGCTGATCGAATGGCGAGCCGCTCTGAAGTTCACGCAGCGCGAAGCCGCTCTCGCGCTGGGCTGCTCACGCACCGCACTTCAAAACTGGGAGGCGCGGGTGAACGAGGTACCGCCCTTCATCGGGCTGGCGATGGCTGAGGTCAGCCGCCGGTACCGCCCCCGCCGGGGGCGCACCGCCCCGACCCTCGCCCCCGGCTGAGCCGCCCCCGTCCCGCCGCACAGCCGCCTCAGGGCGCGCCGGGTGGGCTTCCGGGGGCGGTCGCCCCACCCGGCAGCCTGAGCCGCCCCTGAGCCGCCCCTGAGGGGCGCGGAACCGGGGCGGTTTTATTTTGGAAATCTTGCCAAGTAGGACTTCACTTCCTGAGCGGGAAGGCCCATATGTGGGCTTCGGTTGGTGACCGCCCCCGCCGGGGGCGACCAGACCGGGGAGAGCCTACCATGACCCGCTTCGCTTCCGCCACCGACCTCGCCATCACCAACGCCCTGCGTGACGGCACGCTGGTCGTCACCGAGATGCCCAGCCGCTTTGGCGACACCTACTTCGCGCTCAGCGATGACCACGGCTTGATCGAAGTCCAGCCGACCCGCGCTGAGGCAGACGCCCGCCTCGCTGCCTGCGCGAAGATCACCGCGAAGATCAGCTTCGACGGCTACCGTTATTACATCAGCTACCTCGGGCGCGGCACGCGCAGCCGCAAGGATTACAAGACCGAAGCCGGGGCGCGCCGCATCGCGATCAGCAAGGGCGAAGTGGTTGACCCGACCCCCGCCGCCTACGTCCTACCGATTTACCTCGACCCGACGAGCGAGACCTACATGAGCGCGTGACCCTCACGCGCCACCCGGCAACGCCCCGCCCCGCGCGGGGCTGAGCCAGTAGGAGCGGCAGCCGCCGCCCCGCACAAGCCCAGCAGGGGCAAGGAGCAGACCATGAACGCCTTCAAGCAATTAAACGGACGATGGGTCATCGCGACCACCGACGCGAACGCAGCCGCCGGGTCGGTCGTGACCGTCACCAAGCGGAGCGGCGAGACGCAGACCCTCACCCTCGGCATGCCACTCGGCAGCGGCACCTACGGCACGCGCCTCTTCGCGATTGCCCCGGCGGCTCGCGCCCCGGCAGCAGCCGCTCAGGAGGTCGGTGACCTCACGCCGATCATGGCGCTCTTCGACCGCGCCCGCGCTCACCTCAAGTACCCCGCGATTGTCCTCGACGGCTTCCGGGTCAGCATCGCAGGAGCGCGTGCCGCTCACCCCGGCTCGCTGAACGTCACCGGCATCGAGAAGCACTTCAACGCTCAGCGCGGGCGGGACGAGCGCACTTGGTTTGGTCGCGTCAGCCTCGACGGCTCCTTCGCGCCCAGCCGCTCAGCGCCCGCAGACCTCGCGGACAAACTCCGCGCCTTCGCCGCTGACCCGGCGGGAGTGGCTGCCGCCTTCGGTCACCTTCACGGAGCCTGCTGCTTCTGCATGCGCGCCCTCAGCGATGACCGCTCGACGGCGGTCGGCTACGGACCCATCTGCGCGGATCACTTCGGGCTGCCTTGGGGCGAGGCGGCTCCGGTCGCTGAGCGCGACCTCGGCAACGCGCGGGGCACCGCTCAGAGCCGCGCCCGCCGCCGCGCCCGCGAAGATGCGGCGCGCCTCTACCCGGATGGCTCGCGCGATTGCACCGACCCTGATTGCCGGGTCTGCGAGGTCGCCTGACCTCAGCCCTTCCCGCCAACGCCCCGCCCTCATCGGCGGGGCTGAGGCAGTAGGGCATCCCGCCCTCAGGAGAACGACCATGCCGAGACGACTGACCCCGCAGCAGCGCGCGGGAATTACCAACCGCCGACGCCGCAGCGCTGAAGTAAAAAAGACCTTCAGCAACTTGATCGCCCTGCTTGAACAGGCGCTCGTCATCGCGACCGCGAAGAAGCGAACGGTACTGAAAAAGCAGCGCATCGCACGACGACGACGAGCCTGACCATCACCGCCCCGCCTGACCGGCGGGGCACCACCCTCACGGAGAACGACCATGACCCCGACCGCCCTTTCGCTTCTGATGCCCGCCGACCTGACCCTGATCGCCATCGCGCTTCAGGACTACTCCACCCGCCCTTGGCGCAAGCAAGCCGACGCTGACCGCGCGGCTCGCCTTGAAGCCCTGATCATCGACGCCCGCGAAGAACTCGCTGCCGTGACCTTCGACTTCACAGACAACAAATAGGAGCGACGACCATGACAAAGAATGTGATCACCCTCGGCCAGCCGGGAGGCTCAGCCTTCCCCTTCGAAATCACGGGACCGACACTCGACGCCGATCAGACGATCATCGTCTACGCGCTGAACACCGTCGATGCCGCCAACATTTTCTCGGTCGAGACGAGCGGGCTTTCGCCCCTCTTCGACATCCGCCTGATGTCAGACAACGAATAGGAGCGACCATGACCCGCGCCGCCAAGCAACGCCGCCGCCGCCTGATCCTCAGCCTGCTCTCCAACATGAGCCGCGACTGGTCGAAGTGGACCGCCGCCGACTGGGCTGGGCTTGAAGCTGAACTCGACCAACTGAACGGAGAACTGCGATGAAAGTTTTTGTTTACGGCACGCTGCAACGCAATCGCAGCAACCACGCCTTCCTCGCCAAAGCGACCTACCTCGGTGAGGCAGTCACCGACAGCACCTTCGAGATGGTCGATGCCGGTGGGTATCCGATCATGCGCCCCTCAGACACGCGGAAGGCGCGTCAGGTGAAGGGCGAGCTTTTCGACATCGGCAACGATACCAAGATGCTCGCCGCGCTCGACCGGCTCGAAGGAGTTGACCGGGGCTTCTATGAGCGGGTCAACGGCTTCGTCATGTGTGACGGCAGGCGCAGGCGCGCAGCCTACTACATCAGCCGGGGCGAATATCACGCGCCGGTCGTCAGCCCCAACAAGGACGGCTTGCTCGAATGGAGGGCACGCGCGTGA